TTATCATTAAAACCATATCTAGTAATTATAGTTCCATCTGCTTTTTGCCATTTAATTAGGCAATTACACAAAAACATTTCACCGACTTGATAAACTTCATCGTCTGAATCAACTGTAGTAATCAAGTATTTACTTCCAGAAAAATCAACAATATCTCCCACATAAACATTTTGGTCTGGGAATGTTTGGATTTTCTTTTTATTATATAAATCTGTTTTCAATACCATTAATTTTTTATCTACATTATTAATTTTTACAGTCCTACAGTTTGCAGAATTTTCTAATTTTTTATTTAATGAATTTTTTAATTCATTAATTTTTCTATCTCTAGGTGTGCTACCATTAGTATTTATAAATGTATCATATAAAGTCCAATCCATAAAATACACCTACTTCTTATTAAGTTGTGAAAAATTACTAGAATATCCGTAATTTTTCATAGATTTTTTAGCATTAATTTCAACTTCACTAAAAGTAGTTCTTATTTGTAGAATTAGATTTGCTGGAGAATATTCATAGAAATCTTTAGTATTTAATCTACTCTCTAATAATTCATCAGAAAGTATAATTGGTTTCAACCAACTTATTACCATAAAATCTGTAATTATATCTATTTCTCTTTCTGTCAAATCTACATTAAATCTTTTATTAACTAAATCTAAACTCAAATCTTGTTTGCAATTAATGAACTTTGAGCAAGCTAGACGAAGATAAATAAGTAAGGTTGCTTTTTTATTGTCTAGCGTTAACTTGTTTAATTTGTAAGCTTGCACCTTAGTGAACAAAAATATTTCATATACGTCATCAAAACTTGTCAAAATTTCACATCCAATCTTACGTTAAGTCATAACCTAATATTTTTTCTAAAAGAACTATTTTCTTTCGACTATCAATTTCACCTGTTTTTACTTTTTGAATTATCATATGTCCTATGACATATTTCATAGAATTACTAATTCCTGTAAGGATTTCTTCAATTTCTTTGTCTGATTTTTCAGCTATATTAGCTAAATCTTCAAACTCAATGTGCTTAGGATAGTATCTTTCAGCTTTTAAAGCCTCAATAACTTCCCTGTCCATTGTTATCCAATTGTCTATGAAAAATCTTTTTTGGTTAGAAAGCATAGTTTTGAGTTCTCTAAACTCAATATCTACGGTTTCACCAAATTCATTCCATTCGTATGTTGAGCCATCTTTTTTAGAAATATAAGTTAGCTTACCACAGAATAACGAAGTCACAGGAATACTTGAATCATCAGGAATTGTTATTTTTTTTACCTTAGAATATTTACTCTCTGTATTTTTCATTTCTTTTTTTTCCATAATAATTACCTTTCTTTTTATAGGGTGTGCAATGCAAAATCGCACACCCATAATGTTAAATATTAAGAGAACTTATAAACAGCGAAAGCTTCATTTACAATAACAGATGTTCCATCTTCATAAGCCATAAACAATGTTTGAGACATGTCTGCATTAGCCATTGGGTCTTTTGTAGTCATAAAGAACTCGCCTGTTGTTACATGTTTAATTGGTTTTGTATCGCCAGCAAATATATAAATATCGTTATTAGAGAATAAATCAGTAGTTGTACCTGGTTTGTAAAGCTGGTTCATAGCCATAACTTCTCTACCTCTAAATTTACCAACACATTTAGAATTGTAGAAATCTTCTTTGCCACTATCAGAAATTGGTGTAGAATCAATTTTTGAAACTGCCTGTTCTGTACCAAGTATTTTAGCAGACATACCTGTGGTTGTTTCAAGTGCAATTATTTTAGTTAACAAGTCAGCATCAGAATAAGTACCAGCACTTGCTGTAATTAGATTAGATTGCATACCTGGAGTAGATGATGTTATGCCTGTGAAAGCAGTAGCGACATCATTTAGCTTTCTCTTAAGTATAGCTTTATTACATGCGTCTACATATTCTAGCCAGTCAATTTGACCTGCCATTATTCTTTGTAATTCTTCTTCTGTTTTAATTGCTTTAACAGATGTAGGAACCGTATGATTTGTACCACCTGGAAGTTTTTGTGCTCTAACAGCTTGTGAACCAACAGACGTGTCAGCTACTATAAATTCTCCTTTATCTGGTAAATAGAAAGATAGTAAATCTCCAACGGAACTATCTTTAAATTCTACTAAATTTTGGAAGAATGTATTTGACAACATATAATCTCTTGTAGTAACTTTTAAAATTTCTTCAATAAGAGCAAAAGTCTCATAGTACTGTCCTCTTATCATCTTTTTAAAATCAATTTTAGTATCTCCACCAGCTGATTTTATTAAAGCAGCTCTCATAGCTTCCATAGCTTTATTTTTTGAGAAAGTTGCTTTACCTGCTTCAAAAGTTGAATTAGGGTTTTTATAAGCTTGAATACCTACAGCAATAGCTTCTAGGCGTTCAGCATCAGTTAAAAATGTGTTCATATTTTAATTCTCCTTGTTTTTCATTATTAAACTTCGATTGAATAAAAAGTTTTGCTTCCTTGTGTGAAAATCTCTTTTACTATACCAATTGTAGCACCTGTACCCTCTGTATCGGCAGGAACGATTTTAGTTGTAGCACCAACACAAGCATACTGACCTACTGTTGGAGTTGCTGTAAATCCCTCTACAGTTAAAGCAAATCTATCGCCTTTTTCAAGTTGATAAACTCTTAAATTAGAACCTGCTAAATTTCTAAATTCATCTCGATTATAAGATGTAGCTTTATCTACGATTACTTCTGGATTATAAACTATACCAACTTGATTTAGTGTTAATGAAATTGTAGGATTTGTTAGCGTATGTAATTCTCTTTGTCCTGAAATTAGTTCTCCAATTTGAACGATTGCACCATTTTCAAGTGCTGTTGCTGTGCCAGATGGTAGGTATCTTCCAGCTTTTAATTTGCTAGTAAGAACTTGACCTGCCATATCTTCTTTTAGAAATACTGTATAAGCCATATTAATTCTCCTTTAAAATAATTATTTAATTAAACTAAAAATTCCTCTATATCCATCATCATCAGAATTATCTATTGATGTAGATGCGAAATTTTCTTCTTTTGGTGTGTTTGCAAATGTTTCTTTTGTTTTTGATGTTTGAGTTTCTAAGCAAGTATCAGCGTAACAAATTTTACATTTTACTTCTAATTCGTCTTTACTCAATTTATCAACTTCTGCTTTAATAAAAGAAAACTTTTCTTTATTGCAAATATTTTCATATTTGTTTACAATTTTTTCTTTTTCTGATTTTTCTAACTCTAGAATAAAATTGTCGTATTTAATTGCTTTTTCTTCATATAAAGCAAACGAAGCTCTCTGTGTGTCCATTGTATCAATTTCTTCTTTAGTTGCATAGGTTAAAAATACTTCAACGGTATCGTCACCTAATGCAAAATTACCATCTGTTTCTGTATATGAAACTTTATAGAAATTAGAAAAATAAACATTATCTCTACTCCAACCGTATATTTCATAAACAATATAAGTATCAAAAGTTTGTGTAATATATACGTATGTATCATATCCTACTCTAGGCAATAGTGCTATTAACTTATTTTTCTTATCTTCATAAGCTAAAGCAAATGTTGATTTTTCTTGTGTAGGCTCTACAGGAGTTTCATTAACTACTGGTTCAACTATAGGTGTTTCTAAACTAGATATTGTCTTAGTGTTATCTTCTATAGGCTCAACCACAGGTTCTACTACTGGTGTCTCTAAATTAGAGTTTGTTTTTTCACTCATCTTTTCACTCTCTTTCTTCTTTTCTAGGCTCATTTGAATTTTTGCAGTAAGCTTGCTAAAATTCAAATCTAACTTTGCATTTTCATAACATGGCTCAATATCATCTTCAAGCAAGCATAAAGCTTCCCATTCAAATTCAGTTATTTCAAATGCTTTGTCTTTGTCTATTTTGCCTGTGACTATATGAATTTCCATGCTTTGATTGGTAAATTCTTTTTCTTTGATATAATCATAACCCATCATTCTTTTCCAAATAAAAACTTCTGTTCTTAAATATTTTTTAATTTCACCATTATCCTCTTTAAATTCAACCCATTCTAATTTAGGATTAGGTGGAACAAATCCAATACCTTGAGTAAGATTAATAATATTTTCTATTTTATTTTCTTTGTTAAGAATTACAAGTTCGTCGTGTTCACCTATGGTATTGCTTTCTATATTATAATTAACAACAACAGGAATACCATGAATTGTTTTTAAAGAATTTTCAAAGGTTTCCTCACTTATAATAAAATCATTTCTATTTAATCCTGTATAAGCAATATCAATATAACCATAATCCATAAGTTCTGGTGAATTATCTGCCATTTCAATATTTTCTTGGATTGTAAATTTGTTTTCTATAGTTGTTATAGACACTATTTCTCTTGACATTTTATTCACCAACCTTACATACAAAGCTTACTTGTTATGTAAGCCTTAGGATAATTGTTGTTTTCTTTTGAAAATTTACCATTAGTATCTAAAAAAATATATGTATTTTCATTCTTTTTGAAACTTGTGTTAAGTAAAACATATCCTGCTTTACTTAATTTTATATAAGTGTCTTCATCTTTAGTTATAATAAATAAATCTTTATTCACTAGTATCACCGCCTGTTTCTGCGTTTGTAGGTCTGCCTGTTTGTGTAAAACTTGAAGATAAAGGAATTAATTTTTCTTTTAATTTAAGAATTTCGTTTTCAAGAAAATTCATTGATTGTAAGTCGTAAGGTTCATATCCTAATAAAGCAAACAATTGTGAAATTGTAGGTAATCCATATTGTGCTGCTTTTAAGGCTTGATTAAAGTTATCGTTCTTATTATAAATACTAGCGTCTATAAATGTAATTTTAAATTTTTGAGTTCCACTCAATTGTTTTAAAAATAGATTGATATTTCTTTCAACTTGTTTCATAAAACTAAACATAATGCCTTCATCACTATTTATGGAATTTTTCATGATGTCTTTATTTTGGGTATCGCCGCCAAACAATAAAGAACTTATACCTACATCATTCCAGAAATTTCTTTGGGCTTCTGCAATTTTATCAGAATTTTTATTAGCTGTTTTCTCAAATGAAAATTCATTTACTTTCATAGCACTAACAAAAGCACCAATATTATCTGGTAAAACATTACATAGAGAAGCATAATAATCTTCAATATCTTTATCCAATAGTTTGTATTCGCCATTTTCATCGATAGGAATTTCTAATCCAAGAATTTTATAATTATCCATTTCAGTTTTAGATTTAGCTAAAGCTTTATAATCTTCAATATCAAAAACGCTTGTCATAGCTCCTGTAAAAGGTACTACAGGATAAGGAATGTTCTCCATAAACTTTAAGCATATTTGATTATTTATATCTAATTCTTGCCATCTAGTTGCAGTTTTGTTTAAATAATCTTGATAACGCCTTACAAATTCATCGCCAAATAATTCTAATTCATCTTTCTTAGAAGAAAAATATTCAAAATCAAAACTAAATTTATAACAATCATCAACTTTTCTACTTAATCTGCAAAAATCTGGATTTAATCTTTTAATTGTTAAGCTATCTTTTGTTTGGTATTTATAGCCATAAAACACATCTTCAACTAAGCAATATTTAGTCATTATTCTAACTATATGTTTTATATTGAATATTTCTAGAAAATTACAAGTTTTATCATATCCAGCTGTAAAAGCTTTTTCATTCAACTTATCTCTAGAAAATTTAAATGGAGCTATAGTATATGCTAAATAATGTAAATTAGCCATGTAGTTAATTAATGTTTGATATTGCAAAACAGTAACATACATATATCTACTAGCTTTTCTTAATTCCTTTTGCGAATTTTCTGAGGTAATATTTTTTATAAAACTTTCAATATTTTCTTTAGAATAAGTTTTTAATGATGAGTCTAAATAATTAAATGTACTAGCATTTAAAGGAATTAAACCGTTATCAATTAAATTAGCAAAACCAATTTTACTATTTAAAGCTTTTTTATCATATGCATAAATATTATATTTACTACCTGTTGGTGAAAATCCACTAACTAGTCTGCTAGGATTTATTTTTTTTTCTTTTTCTTTGGAAAGTTTTTGTGGCACAATCTCACCAACTTTCTTATTTTCTTAATTTTGGTTGTCTAAACAATAACTCTCTTTTCTCTTTTTTGTCTTCACTATTTCTTCTAATTTTTTTATCACCAAGTAAAAAATCACAAAAGAAATTAGCATAAGCAAGAGAAGAATATCTATCTTTTCTGGCTGTTGAACTTTCTTTAATTTTCAATAAATTACCATCTACTGTTCCATTCAACCCCAATAGTTCATTTTGAAGTAAAGTGGTTTGAATATATGGTAGTTTTAAAATTAGTTTTTGACTTTCATTCAGTTTTTGATATTCTTTGTTATTTTGCATTAACTCATCAAAAGCTTTTTCAGTAAGTGGTAATTTTAAAATATTAGAATTTATTGCATCTTTTAATTTGAAAGCATAATTAGAGTTAGCAGCTGGAGTTGTATCTACAGCATAAATATTTTTTACAGGAAATCTATTACTACCTAAATATTTATCTGCTATAACTTGATTATTCATACAGTTTGTAGCATAGTAGATTTCACCTGTTTTTTCATCAGTTATATCTTCTAGTAAATAGTCTAATATGCCATTACCAACACCATTTTTATCTATTGCAATATAATCTATTTCTAATTGTTTTTCTAATTGTCTAACTTTCAAAGCTTGAAGTTTTCCATGTTTGCCATCGAAGTTTTCAAGGTAAATTACTTTCTTTTGAATTTTATTTTTATTCTTTTTAAATTCAATTACAGTAATTGATGAAGCATCATTTTTATTTTTCTTGTCTTTTTTTGCTGCCATAACTGCTATATCTATAGCAAGAACTCTAAAACTATCTTTTTCCTTTTCTAAAGCTTTTATAGCTTTACCAACATATTTTATATCTTTATAAACATAAGCAATATCAGTAGAATTTCTACAGCTTACAATTTCATCATATTGGAAGAAAGCATCTTTACCTTGTCCAAACCATTTTGTTTCCATTTCCATTTCAAAAACAACTTGATTAAAAGTACTTTCTGACATTTCTTCTTCAACTTGTTCTTTGTTTAAAAGACCTTCTTTAATAGCCATTTGATAAGGAAAAGCACATAAGAAATATTTTTTATCACTTATTAAATTTTTAGCATAACTTAATAAACTTAACCAACTCCAATGATTTTTAAACCATGCAGAAGTCATGTAAAATTCTTTGTTTCTCTCTATATATTTTTCTTTTTCGCTTTTATATTCTGGAGTACTCATAAAGCCTGGAGTTCTTTCACTAGCTATAAAACGCTTTAAAACCATTTCTATGATGTCTTTAGGAACTAACCTAAACTCATCGACTATAATTATATGTGCCCTTCTACTACGTGCCCCTTGGTTACTAGCTACAGCTTCAATAAAGCTACCATTTCCAAACAATACATAGGGACTACCAGTAGTATTTATCTTTTTAATTTCCATATTTAACAACGGAGATTTAGGAATAAATTCTTTTTCTATTTTTCCTATTATTTCTTTTGCTTGGTTTAAATTTCCAGATGCTACAATTATTTTTGTGCCTGGATATAGAACACATCTACAAACGCAATACAATGCAACTAAGAAAGTTTTACCAAGACCACGAGATGCAATAAACATAAAATGGTTGCTAAAATCCATCATTGTAAGTAAAATAATTTGGAATAACTTTAAATAATTAATGTTTAAATAATCTTCACAAAACTTATGTAAATTATTTCTATAATAATAAGTCCATTTTTTAGTTTTCATCATGAACTTATCTTTTTCAAAGGCTGATTTTTTATTTTGTAAAACTTGTCTTGTTTCTTTTGTTTTTGTCATAATTATCACTCATCCAATAACTTAGAATAAACACTTTCAAATGTTTCTTCTGAATTTTCATCCAAATTGTCTCCTAAGCTTTCTGGTGGTTTTACAGTATATTTTTCTAATTCTTCCATGTATAAATGATACCATTTATTTTTTAAACCTAACATAGCACATAGATGCCCTAAAAACCAAATAGAAATATACTGCACAATTGTATTTTTTGAGTTCATTAAGTTAGCGTTCTCTAATCCTATTTCAATAGGTTCTTTATCTTCAATCTTACTTATGAAAGTTGAGTAAGCTATGTCTAACTCTTTAGCAGATTGTTTATTTTGACTAGGCTTTATTCCTGCACTATTCATGTAATCGGAAAGTTGTTTTAGTAAATCAGTAGTTTTACCATTTTGCGTAACCATACTTTCGTGAATTTGTAATTCTATAAAACTTAGTTGTTTAAAAATTACTCTTTGAGCGTGTTCATCAGCTGGATAATCTTCCGTCCATTTTTCATAAAAACCTTTTAATAGAAAATATTTTTCATCCGAAAAACCATTGCCCCAAAATTCTTTAAGTTTTTCCAATTCTTCCAATTGTTCATCTGAAAAACTTTCTTTGTCTAATTCTTCTTTTCC